AGCTTGTACGAACCCGTGACGAGGATCTCTCCGATCGGGATGTCCATGTTGCTCGTCGGCTGGGCCCCGTGCCCTCCGCCGGTGAGCCCGCCGCCCTGCTTGCTGCCCATGATCTGATCGACGGCCCACTCCCAGAGGCTGCCGACGATATTCGAGACGAACTCGAACGTCGCCGAGACGATCACGGCGCCGAGCTTCAGCCCCTCGCGCCCGATGATCTCGGCCTCCTCTTGCAAGACCGCGAAGAACCCGTCCACCCCGCCATCGCGGTAAGCGGTCCACAGGTCGCCCAGCGAGTCGGCCACCGTCAGCAGCGGCGCGGCGATGCCCTGGATGGACGAGGGCAACCCGTCGAGGATCTCCTTGACCAGGTCGCCCTGCCCGAACGCCTCCCACAGCCCCGCCACGGTATCCTTGACGCCGTTGAACAGGTCGACCGCCCCCAGCAGCGCCCCGCCCAGGAACGTCCCCCCGAACGTGTCCTCGATCGCGGCGCGGAACCCGACCGTGAACACGTCGTTCATGAAGCCGACCGTGTTCGTCAGCGCACCGAAGACCGGGGCGAACATCGTCCCCGACGTCATCTTGATGTTGTCCTTGAGCGTTGACCACTGCCCGGTGAAGGTGGTCGCCTGCTTCTCCATCATCCCGTCGTACTTGCTGTTCCAGATCCCCTCGAGGGTGCTGTTGATGACCTCCTGGTTGGTGGCGTCGACGGCCTGCTCGATCCGCTTCCCGTTCTTGGAGTAGCTGAAGTACAGGAGGTCGCCCTCCTTCCGGGTGTCGATGCCCAGCTCTTGCAGCCGTACGAACTGGCCGGCCTGCGCGTCGAGGACCGCGTTGGTCACCTGGCTGATCGACTTGCCGGTGCCGGACGCGGTGTCGCCGATGGTGGTCAGCCAGTCCTGGGAGGCGAGGCCCATCGCCTCCATCTGGACGGTCGAGTCGATCAGCTCGGGGAACTCGAACGGCGACCGCTTGGCGAGGTCCTGCACCTGTCCGAAGATCTTGGCCGCCGACTCCGCCGAGCCGGTCAGATGCTCCAGCCGCACGCTGGCTTGCTCCGCCTGCGCGCTCGTCCCGATCAACCCCCCGCCGACCGCGGCGATCCCGCCGATCAGCGCCCCGCCCAGCAGCAGCCCGCCCACGCCGCCGAACGCCCGCGTCATCATGCCGCCGGTCCTGGTCGACGTGTCGCCGACGTTCGCGATCGCCGAATCCACGCGCCGCGCCGCGCCGACGACCTGGTCGTCGCCGACGGCGTTGAAGCGGGCGGTGAGGACGGCGGCCTCGACCATCTAGGCTACCCCCGCGCTTTCTTGGCGTGGTACGCCTCGGCCTCGTGCTCGGCCCCCATCGCCGTCAGCGCCCACGCCTCCACGATCGGGCCGTACGTCAGCCCCTGCGCCTGGCAGAACGGCTCCCCGACGTAGGCGCACGCCTTCATCGCCACGTACCAGTCCGGCGGGCGATAGGGGACGTGGTGCTCCCGGCCGTCGGCGCCCTCGACGAACGTCCCCGACGCCTTGGGGTTCATGAGCCACCCTTTGAGCCTTTTCCCACGTCGCCGTGGTCGAGCGCCGCCTCGGCGTCTGCCCCGAGCGCCCGGTTGATGGCCCGGACGGCGAGCAGGCCGAGCGACGCGACGTTCTCTGCGGTGAGCGGCCACGGCTTCCCGCCGCTGGTCACGTCCCAGCCGGTCAGTAGCGGGATGATCTGCGTCCTGACGAGGTCGAGGACCACGTCGGGCCGCTCGACCGCCGCGTCGGTGGCGAGGGCGGCGATCGTCGCGTCGGTCACCGCCGAGCCCCGCAGGTACGACCCGTCGAGCTTGTCCGTCGCCCACGAGACGGTGAGGATCGCCTCGTCGCCGAGGTAGACGTCGACGTCGCGGCGCAGCTTGAGCTTGAGGTCTTTGAGGTCAACCGGCATGATCGATGCTCTCCTGTCGTGGTATGGGGCCCAAGGCCCTCTCGGGTGGGGGCGGCTCGCGTCGCCCCCCGGATGCGTCTACGTGAGGGCGGCGACGTCGTTTCTGATCTGGGCCTTCATCCACTTGCCCCAGGTGCGGTCGTAGACGATCTCGCCCGACCACGTGCGGACCGCCATGCCCGACTCGTCGTCGTTGCCACCCGGGTCGGTGATCTTGACGGCGAAGTCGTGCTGGTAGAGGTAGGTGGATGCGCCGAGCGTCGGCCCGGTCAGCCGCAGACGCGGGAAGATGGTCGACCCGGCCCGGAGGTTCGCGAGGAACGCCATGCCGGAGCTGTCGGCGGCGACGGTGAACTCAAACGTGGGCTCGATCTTCTGGTCCGTGTAGCCGGCCCACGAGTCGAGGGTGGTGTTGCCGACCCAGAACGGGTCGTACAGGTCGGGGATGTCCCACGAGCAGCCGAAGCACCGCGTCAGCTTGGTCGTGCCGAGCCCGGCCGCCGTGGAGTCCACGAAGAGGTCCCACTCCTTGCCCGACATGGGCTGGAGCGTGGACTGCGCGATCGGGGCGCCGGCCGTGGTCTGGACGTTCACGTAGGAGCCGCCACCGATGAGGGCCGCGCTGTTGACGACGACGATCGGCACGTCGACGCTGGCGTACTGCCCGCCGAAGGTCAGCACCATGGGCGTCGTGGGCAGCGGGCCGCCCGTCACGACGACGTCGCCCGTGTCGAGGTTCGGCAGGGCGAGCAGCGCCGTCTGGACGGTTGCGGCGGTGGCCCCGAACGCGATGGCGCTCGTGGTCTCGCCCTGGAACGTCAGGGTGTAGGTGCCGCTCGAGACGGTGCCCGACACGCTGATCGTCTGCACCTCGGCCACGCCGGGCGTGAGGACGATGCCCTCCGTGATGCGCTGGCCCTTCATCGAGCCCGAGACGCTGACGCCGTCGCGGTCGCACTCCATCGAGAGACTCGTGATGAGTCCGTGGCCGAACTTGTGGGCCCGGACGGACCCGCCCTCCTCGACCGTCATGGTCTTGGGCGTGAGGGCGGTGAACGTCTGCGGGTCCCACTCGTGGAGGTTCGTGCCGCTCACGACGCTGGACGTGGGCGAGCCGAACGCGCCCTTGAAGAGGTAGGCAAGATCGGTGTACTGCGCCGGGTCCTGCTCGATCTCGGCCTCGCTCCACTCCTTGTTCTGGACGGCGGTCGTGTTGAGCCGCGACCCGCGGGGGCCGGAGCTCGTGGACTCGCTCATGATGTTGGAGGTGATGCTGGTGCCGAGGAGTTGGACGGTGGCGGGCACCTGCGTGCCGGGGGCCGCCTCGAACCCGATCTGCGTTCGCTCGAAGACTGACGCGCGCTCTGGCATGGCCGGTGGGCTTTCGGGGTGGGCGCTGGGCTCTGAGGCCTCGGTCCACTAACGATGTGCGCTCGGGCTCTCTGGCCTCAGTGAGCGGTGATGGTGTTCAGCGAGCGGCACTTCCGGCAGTACAACCCGACGGTGCCGCGCCAATCGCGGGATGCGAGGGCGAGGGTGTGCGAAAACGCGGTGTGCGACCGGCACCTCACCTTCACGACGACCGGCGCGTGGGCGGTGTCCCCGAGGTGCGTCACGCGGCCGCAACGGTCGCACCGACGCTCGATCCATCCGGCCGTGAGGGTGACGCTCGTGGCGAGCGGCGCCCCGCAGTCCGGGGTCGGGCAGCGAACGTCCGTAAGATTCAGGACCACCCCCTCTCACACCTAGACGTCCGAAGCCCGGACGGCGAGTTCGACCTCGACCCCGAGATGTTGGAATCTCTCGTTGCCCTCGATCGTCTCCATCCGGAACGGGCGGCGCCGGATGCAGTAGTCGATCGCCGCGTCCGCGGTCCCGCCGCGCTGCGCGTGGAGGAGCGTGGCGACCCGGTCGGCGATCGTCTGGATGCTCGTCGCGCTTCCCCCTTTCGTGACGACCTTGACGAGGTAGACCAGCGTCTGCCACACGACGATTGGCCCGTTCCCCATGATGGCGTCGGGCGCGGCGAGCATCTGCATGGACACGAACGGGTAGACCGCGTTCACCGGCCCCGGCCCCTGGTAGACCCGACCCGCGATGAGGCCGGTCAGGGTGGGGTCGGACGTGAGCACCTGCGTGATCCATCGCTCCGCCCTCGTCGGCTCGTAGATCATCTGACGAGGCTCACGCCTATGCCGTCGAACCGACGCGGGAAGTCAACCCGTGCTTGTTCCACCGCGTCGGAAAAGAATGGCCTGGCGGGAACAAAGCGACCGCCGAAATTCACAATTTGTGGGTAGGGGTAGCCCTCGGCCGACTCCGCGCTCACGCTCACCTGCCCCGAGACGTCGCCGGTCATCGTCCCGGCCACGGAGCCGAGCATGGTGCCCGTGTCGACGGCGCCAAACTTCACTATGTTGATCGCCACGTCGCCCTCGGTGGCGAGCACCTGCTCGCGAACGCCTCGGTTGACCTCGGCCTTGAGCCGGGTCGGGATGCGGCCGAGCTTGCTGTCGATCTTCACGTTCACGCCCGGCATCACGCGACCTCGCTCGCGCGGACGCGGACGGCGACCTGAAAACTTTGGCCGGCGTTGGTGCCGATCTCTTGGTAGGTGTGCCCGCCAACTGTGATCGAGGCGCCTTCCGGGATCGATGTCCCGTACGGCATCGTCAAGACAGCGTCCGCCTGCTGGCCAAGTCGAGACGAAGTCTCCCGCTCGTCGGTCGACGGCGGTCCCACCCGACACGCGACGCTGACCGTCGTGGCCGTGCCGTCGGTGAAGCCGCCCGCGAGGTCGCTGACCGCCGCGCCGGGCGTGCTGATGACGCACGTCAGATCCATGGCCGCCACCTGGTCGGCCCGGAGCTCGGTCAGCTCGGCGGCGGCGAACACGCTAGTTGTCCTTGCCCGTGGCGGCGATGTGCGCCTCGTGGGCGTCGTTGGCCTTGGTCAGGACGGCGACGTTCTGCGCGTCGGTCCGCTCCACCGGCTCAGCCTTGGGCTTGGTGTCGGCCTTCGCCTTGGGCTTCGCCTCGGACAGGTCCGGCCGCTCGTAGCCCGTTGGCTGCGGATCGACGATGGCGAAGTGCTGCGGCATGTACTGGTCGCGGTAGGCCGTCTTGCCCGCCGCGTCTCCGGCCAGCTCGTACTCCCGGCCGTCGCGATGACGAATCACAAATGGCAGCGATGTGGTCATGGGTACACCTCCAGGTAGTCGCCGACGAGCGTGACCATCGCGCCGTAGCCGGATCGGGTGACGGCGGCCAGGTAGGGCATCGCCTCCACGCGAGCCGCCTCCATGGCCTCTTTGGTCTGCTTGACCGCCTGCGACCGGCTCTTGCTCATCTGCGGCCCGTCGAGGCTGATGTCAACCAGGCTGATCAGCCGGCGGTGCAAGAAGCTCAGTGCAAAGTAGTCGAGGAGCAACTCGTACCCGTGGACGTCGGCCGCCGCCACGGTGGCGGCGGCCGACCGGTCGTAGCCGAGCGCGGTGAGCGCCCGGTCCACGACCACGTCCCAGTCGCCCTCAGCGACGCCGGCCAGGCCCCGCGTGGGACCCAGCGTGACGTCGAGGTAGGCGACCGCGGCTTCACGGGACGTGGCCACCGGTTAGCTGTCGCTCTTCTTGATCGGCTGGCCGTTGCCGTCAACGCGCTGGTCATTGACGATGTAGACGCCGGGCTTCTCCTGATCGGCCAGGAACGCGATGCCGTCGAGCTGGTTCTGCGCGCCCTCCGCGGCCCGGTCGGGCTGGACGATCTGAACGTTGATCGGCTGACCCGTCGCCGCGTCGGTAGCCTTGGTCATGGTGGTGGGCCTGGTCGTGTCGGTGGCCGTGGTCTTGGTCGTGTCGGTCACGGTGGTCTTGGTTGTGTCGCTCATCGTTGTGGGCTCCTTACGTTAGGTTGCGAGGGCTAGGCGATAACCGGGGCCGTGTAGACGGCGTTATTGGCCTGGAGCACCGCAGCGTCGACCCTTCCGAAGACGCCGATGCCGAACTCGCGCTCGAAGTGCTGGGCGCGCAGCGGGAACTGGTCCCAGTCGCTGACCATCTGGAGGTCGGCCAGCGCCCCGCCATCGCGGGTCCGAAAGACGAGCGGCATGGTCGGGCCGCCCATGCGGATCGCGACGGGGTAGTTGGCGAGCACCCACGGCTTGACCCAGACCTCGGCGGTGTCGAAGATGCCGATCGGCCGGTTGGTCGCATCGTTCACGTCGAGCGTCGCGGTCGCCTGCTGGGTGTTCTGGGCCGGGACGATCCGGGCGTCGAGGTAGGCGGTGAAGTTGGTCGTCATCGCCCGGACGGCGGCCTCGTTCGTGGCGCTGATGTAGAGCCGGACCTGTCCGGTGATGGCGTGCTCGCGGACGGTCGTGATGAGCGCCGAGAGGGCGGCCGGCGTGAGCGTCGCGCTAGCGAGGTAGTGGGTGTGGGTGGCGCCGTCGAAGGCGGTCCCGCTGGGGCCGACCGGCAGCGTGTCGCCGGCCGTCGCGTTGGCGAGCGCCCGGACCGGCAGGGCGACGTTGTCGACGAAGCGGTCGACGTAGGTCAGCCGGTTGGTCGGCGTGTAGATGGCCCGCTGGAGCTCGGCCAGGATGCGCTGGGAGTCGGCCTCACGCATGGCGAGGTACTGCCCCGCCAGCTCGGCCGGCGTGTGCATCTGGAAGTACTTGCGGGTCCACTGCACGGCGATCTGGTAGTTGTCCATCGGGAAGCCGATGTTCTGCCCGGTCGTCACCTTCTGGGCGTTGGCACGGCCGTACTCGTCGGCCGGGACCATCTCCATCCGGGAGACGCCGCCGTAGCGGCGGAGGCGGTCGGTGGTCGGCTCGGCGATCTCCGCGACCATCTCGCGAACGATGCCGTTGTAGGCGTCGAGGTTGGCCTGGAGCGCGCCGAACGTCCGGTCCTCGCCGAAGGCGGCGACGGACTGGTTGGTGGCGGCCTGGAGGTCGGGGATCGAGAGGGTTCCGTATGCCATGGCGGATCAGCCTTCCTATCGGTTGCAGACGCAGATGATCTGCGTCGCGTCGAAGGCCGTCGCGATGGGGACCGTGCCCCCGGTGGAGGCCACGGTGTCGAGCCCGCCCGGCACGGTGCCGGAGAGGTAGAAATCAGTCGGGGTGGTAAACCCAGCCCCGTAATGCATCATGGCCCGGTTGGCGATGAGCGTGACCGCGTCGCCGATCGCGGCCGAGGTAGCGGCAAACCCGTAGACGACGGCGGCGGCGTTGGCCGCAGCGCCGCTAGCCAGGCCGACGGTGTTGTTGGCGAGGAGGGTGAGGGCGTCCCCGGCGACGATGGCCACGCCGGCACGCTTGCCGGTGCGCAGGCTCTCGGATGACGGGTGGGTGGTGGAGAGGGACGGCGTCCCGGACTTCGCGACTGCGGCCATACGGCCCTGCCTTTCGTGTCAGGGCCATGCGACCCCGCGTTAGAACTTCGGTACGCGCCCGCTGGCGACGAGCTGTTGCCGCTCCTGGGCGACGCGCTGGGCGTCGGTCATGTCGCCGCGTGACTGGGGGATCACCCCCGCCGCGCCCCGGAGGGCGTCGCGGTGGGCGTCGGTCTGGGTCCCGAGCGCCTTGACCCAGCCCTGGATCGCGGGGCTGTCGAGCCACTCGATCTGCTTCAGGGGAGCGTCGTCCTGGGGGAACGTGGCCTTGACCTCGTCCGGCAGGGCGTCGCGGCGGCTCTCGATCTGCTTGGAGAGGACCTCGATCGCGCGGTCCCGCTCGGCCTTCAGCGCGTCGGCGTCGGCCTTGTGGGCGTCGCGCTCGCGCTCGATCCCACTCCGGACCGCGTCGAACTCGCCGCGCTTGGTGGCCTCGTCGGCCTCGCGCTTCGCGTCCTCGTCGGCCTTGGCCTTGTCAGCGTCGGCCTTGAGCTTGGCGGCGGCGGTCCGCTCCCCGTCCCGTCTCGCGTCGGCGGCCCGCCGGTTGATCTCCGTCCGCTGGGCATCGGTCAACCCGGCCAGCACGTCGGTCGTCTCCGTCTCGGTGCGCGTCTGCTCGGTGGTGGTGGTCGTGGTGTCGCTCACGTCAGCTCCCCCGCCGTTGGTGCGGGGACGGCGACCCCGAGTAGCCGGTGATGCGCCCCGGCCGGGCGATGACGGGCAACGAAAGAGGCGACCAGGGGAACCGGCAGCTTTCGCCGCGAAGTTCGCCTGGCCGCCTCGGCAGCCCTATCGAGTTGTGTCCCTAGAATAGCATGTCGCTCAGGGCGTCAATGCTAGCGAACGTGGGGCCATCGTTTGCCGGCCAGCGACAAGAAGGTCTTGAACGATTGGACCAGCGCGTAGACCAGGTACTCGACGTCGGAGAGCCGCTCGCCCGTGGGCGGTGGCTCAACCCGCGTCCGCTCCGCCGTTGCGGTCACTCATCATCCTCCAGGGGGTGGCGCTGGCCGATCGGCACGCCGAGCCCCGCTTTTCGTTTCTCGGCGCGCGTCAGCGGCCCATCCAGCCCCTCCACGTCGCCGTCAAGCTCGCGCTCTTCTATGGCGACGATGAATCGTGCGCGGACCTCATCTACGCCGAGATCGGTCAATCGCTTGACGTGGTCTTCGGTCATGTGGTCCATCCCAGCGCGCGGAACAGTTCGTCGATGGCCTTGCCTATCGGCTCGAATTCCTCGTCGGTCCAGGTCGTGGGGTACACGTCGCTTGCCTGAGCCTCTCGAAGCACGCGCATCAGCGCAGGGTCGCCCGTGCGGACGGCGATGTACTGCGAGTAGCTCCGGGCCCAGACCTCGCTGCTATTGAGCAAATACGCGACGTACTTGGCATCCACAGGAAGATCGACGTCGCGTCCATCGGGACGGGTCACCCGCTTAGTGGGGCGGCGGAGCGTGTCTTCTAGGTCCTTGACCGCCCCACTGTTCCTGACGGCGTCCCGCCAGCCCCCCATCGCAGGGAGGTCTGCGGACGCAAAGACACCGGGCTCGCCGATGCCCGAGTGATCGAGGAAATGGCCGACCTCGTGAATGAACGTCTCCTTCGATGACGGGCCGAACTGCTTGAGCGAGTTCAGGCGGAGATGGACGTCGGTCGGATCATTGGACGCATACATGAACCGCCCGGCCCGGCGCGAGAACTGGTCAAAGTCCGCGTCGACCTTGATCGACGGGAGCACGCCATCCGCGTGGACGCTGCCAACGAGGCTGAGCCCGTCCTCAGCCACCGCCCGGACATCGACGTCGCCGCGCATCTGCATGGCGGTGACCTGGAGCCCTTGCGGCGGCGGCGGCAACACGAACGCATCCGCCACCGGCTTGGACGGCGCCACGACAGTCGCCGGTTTAGCCACCACACCCCGTCTCGCCTTCGCGTTCGCCTTTGCCTGCGTGATCGACGCCTGCCGATACGACGGCCCCCACGTCGTGTCCTCCTCGCGCTGCTTGAAGTCGGCCAGCGTCAGGTCGCCCGCGTCGTAGGCGTCCCGCGCCCCCGGCGGGAACATCTCGCGGCGCGTCTTGGCCGGCTGCCGGTCGAGCCACTGCTGGCCGGTCTCCACGTTCGGTTGGATGTTCGGGCCTACAGCAATCGATCTGCACCTGCAACGAGAATGCGAAGCCTGGAACGTCGTCGTCAATGGGAAGCGGTCGCCGCTCAAGGACAGGCACGCCAAACATACTCTGGGGCCATGGCTTGCCAGCCATTGCCACTCCGTCACGATGTCGCTATTGGCGCGAAATCTGTCCAGCGTCGCGTCGCGGTAGCTGCCGAGGATGGCGTCGCGGCTGATCTGCTGGGCCTTCGCCAGCCCGACGTCGGCGACCCGCGCCAGCTCCCGCCCGAGAGCGTCGGCGTTGAGCCCACGCGCCACGCCGTCGCGGAGGACGTCGCGCATGGTGCCGGCCGACGTCCCGCCGAGGTCGGTCAGCAGGGCGCTCAGCGGCGAGCCGTTGGACATCCGCCCGACGAGCCGCTCCACCGCCCCGGTGTTGACGCGGTTCCACGTCGTCGCGATGGCGACCGCGTCCGCCTGCGTGGCCGCGCTCAGGGTCGCCTCCACGAGCGCGTGCCGATCCGCGAGGCCAATCACCGCCTCCTGTTGCGCCGTCGCCTCCTGGGCCACCACAGACGCAAGGCGGGCCATCTCCGCGTCCACCTGGGCGAGTAGCTCACGGGATCGGTCGAGCCGCAGGACATCGGTCGGACTGAGGTTCCCGCCCTCGGCGATGGCCTCGGCCTGCGCGGTCAGCAGGGCGGCGATGCGCCGATCGAGCCGCTTCCGGGCCGGGGCGTAGGCGTCGACGAGGGCCTTGGTCGCGACGTCGTCCGCGGCGACCAGCTCGGCCCGGTGGCGCGCGATGGCGGTCTCCAGGGCGGATGGCATCAGTAGCGTGTCAGCCCGAGTGCGGCGAGTCGTTCGGCGACACGGTGCGGATCGGGGTAGACCTGCGTCACCTCACCGTCCGCGTAGACCGCTTCCAGCCTGACGAGCGACACGGTGTCGCCGCACAGGCCGCCTTCCGGGTATTCCAACTCGACGGCGCAGTACGTCTCGATGAATGGAATGCGGTTGCAATCGCAGCCGTAGTTGCCCTCGGTCCACTGGAAGCGCATCCCCGCCTCGACATCGGCCGCCGAGTCACCATCCGTCGGGTGGGGGTAGTCGAACGCATACTCAACGCCGCCATACGCCAGCGTGACTCGGGCGTGTGCGGTGATCTGCGTCATGCGATCCCTCCGCCTGAACTGAACGCCCGGCCGATCGTGTCGCTCAGCGCCCCGTCCACGTCCCGCCGCTCGGCCAGGATGCCGGTCGACCGCGTCCTGGACGCATACGCCGCCTCCGTCTCGGCTGGCACGCCCTCGCTGGCCTCACGACGCGGGCCGTAGATCTCCTCGACGTCGAGGCCGATGTGCAGGAGCCCGGTCGGCGTCGTGAGCTTCTCGATCGCCTGGGCCTCGGTCGCCAGGTCGAGCATCGTCGGCGGCAGGACCTCGCGGTCGCGCATCGCCATCGGCATCTCGCCCCGGTCGAAGCTGTCCAGGGTGAAGGCGCGGAACGGCTCGTGCGCGGCGGTCGGGTTCGGCACCAGCCCGGCCCGCAGCAGCTCGCCCATCATGGCCGTGCCCATCTGGGCCAGCTTGACGATGCCGCGGTCCGCGTTCGCCGCCGTCGTGTTGAGGTCGTGCTCGAACGTCTCGACGACGGCTCGCACGCCCAGCTCGCGGACGGATGACAGATCGCGCCCCAGCGTCAGCTCCGGCAGCGCCTCGCGCACGTCGCCCTCGAGCCGCTGCACCCACGCCAGCGCGTCGGCCAGCCCGAGGTTGGACAGCAGTGGGAACGCCTGCGAGCCCGGTGGGAGCGGGATCAGGTTGGACGACTGCCGCCCGTCCTGGGCCGCGTCGAGGTCCACGAGGCGCGCCCCGAACTCGCCGTACGCGGCGGCCTGCTTGGAGCCGCCCTTGACCGCGGCAGTCAACGCATCAGATGCCGCCGTCGCCACCATCGTCGTCTGGTGGTTGAGCCGGCCGATGAAGTCGTGGCCGTCGGAGAGCTTGGCGTTGAGCTCGTGGATCATCGGGATCAGCCCGTCGAGGCGGCTGGCGTACCCCGCCCCGCCCTCCAGGATCGCCGGACAGAACCCCCACGGGTTGTCGACGGTCGTGCGTGGGCCGTCGATCCCGTTGCGGACCTCCCACGTCTGGATGGTGAGCTTGTCGACGCGGCGGTGCCAGACGTAGGCCGTCTCAGTCCCGTTGGCATCCGTGCCGACCCGGGGGATCGCGACCTCGTACAGCTTGACGTCGCGCCGGACGGAGAGCTCCAGGTCGACGAGCTCGCGGGGGTGGATGAGCCGCGGGTAGACCTCGCGCAGATCGTCAGCGACCTCGACGATGGCGAATCCGACGCCGAGCCACGGCAGCCGCTTGGCGTACGTCAGCAGGTCGTGGCGCGTCCACCCGCCCCAGCGCATCGCCTGCTCCCACGATGCGATCAGCTCGGGGTTGGACTCCGGCAGGTCGTAGGGGATGACGCCGCCGCGGTAGAGGTAGCCGGGCCAGCGGTCGATGGCGCGCTTGGGCATCGTCGTGATGGCACGGATGCCCTTCGGCAGCGCGGGGGAGCGGCGGCCTGCTTGGGCGATGCCACGGGCCAGCGTCGGCTCGTCGTAGAGGGTGCCGTCGACGAGGCCCTCCAGGAAGTCGTAGCGGGCGACCGGCGCCTCGTATGCGGACGCCTCGGGCCGGGACGCGGGGGCGTTGGCCAGGAAGCGGGCGCCGACGGCTTGGACGCCCATCAGGAGGCCACCATCGGCGCGACGTAGAACGCCGCCTTGCCCGCCGCGAACGCCACCTCACGTTCCGCAACGGGTAGAGCGACAATCCGGTCCCATTCACCATCAGGAAGCGAGTCGAACCAATCGCTCATGGCTTTGGAGTCCGCAGCGTTCTCCGCCTTGCGGCGTTCCTCCTCGGCGTACATCGCCTGACGTGCTGCGATCTGTTCGCGGTATCGCTCCTGCAACCCCTCCAGTCCCACCATCGGCCGGAAGGTCGGGGGCGTGTCGTCGAAAAACGCGGCAAGCACGAGTCGGACCTGATCCTCGGTCGCCCCCGACACGTCGGCATAGATGGAGACGTGGTAGTCGTCCTGACAGTCGTGCTCGACACGAAGGGCGTCACCGCTGGTTGTGGAGCCGCCGGCGTACCCCTCGCGCCCAATGGAGCGCCCTATCAGACGCCCCCAGCTCATCGGATAACCCATCAGCCAATCCCCCCAATCCAGCCAGCCAGCACCACCGACCCGACGACGACCGAGGCCGCCAGCCATGCGGCGGCGAGCACGGCCAGCGTCGTCGGGAACGCGGCTACGAAATACCCGACCATGATCTCGACGCGGGCCCGCCCGATGCGGTCGATGATGTCCATGCTAAATACCGCCCTCTGCGAATGCCCGAGCGTAGTCGAAGGTCGGGTCGAGGCCGGGGGTGAACCCGAGCATGACGTCGGTCGCGGCCCAGACGAGGGCGTCCATCCGGTCCGGGGACGGCAGGCCGGGCACCCAGCCGACCATCTGGTCCTCCAGCGCGGCGAACGTCCCGACGTGGTGCATGCGCCCCTGGGCGTACAGGGCACTCACCGGCTCGGCCCGCGTCGTCTTGCCCCGGCTTGCCCAGACGGGCTCGATCGGTAGCGTCGGCCGGACGGTGCGGAGCGTGCTCGTCACCATCTCGCCGCCGTTGTTCGTCTCCGGCGCGACGTGGTCGGCACCCCAGACGTCGAAGGCCGAGACGGCGGCGTGGCCCCACTCGTTCGGCGTGCCGTGGACCGAGTCGTCGGCGAGCACGTAGCCGTCGCCGTCCGAGCCACGGGCGACGACGACGATACCCGTCTCCGCGCTGCCCTCGCGGCTGGTCGCGGCTGGGTCGACGCCGACCACCACGGCGTCGAGCGATACGCCGACGGGGACCGCGTCAATCCGCGCGGCGTCGATCAT